TTGCCAAAATTATAGTATAATTTTGGCGCGTCAGCGCTCTAAGTTCTATAACCTAGAGCAGTGTTTCACGTGAAACTATATCGTGCTAAAAACCATAGCATGCCCATAACATACAGCCACAGCATCATAGTAATAATGTTTCTATAATTCATATCGTTATAGTAGGGGCTTGCGCCCCTACCCCTTGCTAGTCGGCAGATTGCCTGATAAAATCGCTGATCGCACGCAGTGCGCTCTTGTTAGCCTTCGTTAACGATTCTATATCGTTCTCTGAGAGCTTGAGAGCTGCACCGATAAAATCAGCGTGAACGTCCTTTTTAATGGGAGCTTCACCGTTCTTGGTTTTATATTCTTTAGCGATATAAACCTTTTCACGGCTGAGCTTCGCTACAATTGAGCGAACAGTCTTGCCCATAGTTTGGGCAATTTGCTCAACCGTAACACCGGCCTGATAGTCGGCCACAATCTGAGCAGTTTGCTCAGGGCTATAGTTAGGGGCTTTGGCTGTTGCCATTTTAGCTACTCCTGTTGCGTTGAAAGAATCTTCATTATACGCCGATCTTAGCAACTAGCAAGTGCCGTTCGTCAGCCGATGAGTGGTAGTTGACAAACTGCTAAATTTATACTATACTAGGGGCGGTTATTAGACTTTATGTAATTTATAGCGGCTGGGCCCCCGCTCACGGCCTATCATTAAAAAATTTTCAACCAAAGCAAGGTGCCAAATCTTTAGCTTGAAAAACAGTTGCTAGCGTGGTATAATCAAACTAATTAAAATAATAGTACAAGTTAGCACCTGTTTTTCAACCAAAGACCCTAAACTGCAAAAACTTCCAGTGAGGCCACAATGACCACGCATCTACCAGCAGAAACCATCAAGATCTCACCAGAGGCACTAGAGGTAGCCAACTGCTATCTACAAGTTAACGATACTCGTGCTGTTGCCCAAAATCTTGGTCTAGACGTTGATCTAGTTACACAAATACTAGGTCGCCGTGAGGTCAAACAGTACATTGATAGCGTATTTTTTGATACTGGCTATAATAATCGTTTTCTTATGCGAAGTGCAATGGACGCACTAATCAAGCAGAAGTTTCAGGAGTTGGAGGAAGCCGGCGTTGGTTCAAGCAAGGACATTGCCGAATTACTACAAATGAGCCACAAAATGAGCATGGATTTATTGGACAAACAGCTACAGCTTGCCAAGTTGCAGCAACAACCAGCAGGACCACAAAAGCAAGTAAATGTGCAGATCAATGATGACGGCAGCAAGTACAGCCAGCTTATACACAAACTGGTATCGGGAGACGGCATTTAATGTTACTAGTAAGCAGAAGCGATGTAGAGTGTGAGTATATAAAGGAGTTTGATCCTGCAAAACGTTTTATCAAGCTGCCTATCGACAACTACTTACGTCTACTCAATCTTTACGATACAATCAATCGTCCACAAATTGCACTAATCAATGCTGTTAATGACCCACAGTACCGTTTTATTTGCGCTGCACTTGCCAGGCGATTAGGCAAAACCTATATAGCTAATGTAATTGGTCAACTGGTAACACTAGTGCCCAACTGCAATGTGTTAATTATTAGTCCCAACTATAACTTGAGTGCTATTAGTTTTGAACTACAGCGCAGATTAATCAAGCACTTTGACCTGGAAGTAGCACGTGATAACCTAAAGGACAAGATTATTGAATTGTCAAATGGTTCAACAATACGCATGGGATCTATTAGCACAGTGGATTCAACTGTTGGTCGCAGCTATGACCTAATCATTTTCGACGAGGCAGCCCTGTCGGAGCACGGTGAGGAAGCGTTTAACATAGCACTGCGCCCAACACTAGATAAGCCTCAAGCTAAAGCCATATTTATTAGTACACCACGTGGCAAAAATAACTGGTTTTCAAAGTTTTGGGCTCGCGGTTTTGATGAAGCTTTTCCCGAGTGGTGTAGTTTACAGGCAGACTATAGTGAGAATAGTCGTATGGCTGAGTCGGACGTGTTGGAGGCACGCAGGTCAATGAGTAAAAGTGAATTTGAGCAAGAGTACATGGCCAGCTTTACTAGCTATCTAGGACAAATCTATGATGGCTTCCGTTCAGAGTATATCTTGGAAGAGTTGCCAGAGTTGCGTGGCGAAACCATAGCTGGCTTAGATCCTGGCTACAAAGACGAAACAGCTTGGGTAACTATTACCTACGACTATAATACTGATTGTTTTTACGCTATAAGTGATTATTTGGAGGCAGAGCGTACAACGCGCCAGCATGCCGAACACTTTCAGAGATTTATTAGCGAATATGGTGTAGAAAGTATATTTATAGATAGTGCAGCAGCACAATTTGCAGCAGATTTAGCTTATAACTATGATATTGCTACTACTCGTGCAAAAAAAGATGTGCTACCAGGCATTGCATATGTACAAACACTAATACAGCAAGGTAGATTTCGTGTTCACCGAGACTGCCAGCATGTGTTGGCCATGCTAGATCAGTATCAGTGGGATGACCGTGAGGGATTAACTCGCGAACGCCCAAAGCACAACCGTTTTAGTCACATGGCTGATGCTGTTCGCTATGCGCTTTATAGCTATATTGTGTAGGTAGTAAAATTTTATCTTGCAACAGTCGTTGCTTGTAGGTTATAATTAACAAGATCGAAATGGCAAAAAATACAAACAATCGTATAGCTGTTAAATGGGTTAGAGACAAAGCCAAAGCGGCCTATACCAAACAATCTAGTTGCTACATTTGTGGTTGTACTAATGATCTAGAACTGCATCACTTACACAGTATAACTAATTTATTATACTCGTGGGCAGATCAACATGGTTATGACATTAGTACCGATAGTGGAATATTAGCGGTTCGTGATAGTTTTATCAGCGAGCATTATGCAGAGTTATATGAAATGGTTTACACGCTTTGTAATCGCCATCATGTAATGCTACACAGTGTTTATGGTAAAATACCAACAGTTAGTAGTGTACCTAAGCAACGTAGCTGGATTGAAATACAGAAGTCTAAAGTTTCTGGTTTGGTAGTGGAGAAGCGCAGCGGATTTTTTAGCCAGTTTACATAGGAGCTGCTATGAGCAGACTAGAAAGATTACGTGAGTGGGTTGTAGAAAAACTAAATCCCGCTCAAGCTCGCATTAGTCAAAGTGAGGGCTCACAGGTTGGTACATCACAACCTACTAGTTATAGATTTTATTTTAGAGACGTAGACTGTGTAAATACAAGTGTTAACAAAATAGTAAGTGCTTGCGCTAGTCTTGACTATGATATTAAAGACAAGCAGCATGACGGCGTACAAATAGGCATTAGACAAAAACAGTTAAATACACTACTTAATTTTAGGCCTAATCCCTATCAAAGTGCACAAGAATTTCGTCGCAGCCTATTTACAGATTTCATACTAGACGGCAATGCTTTTATACACTTTGATGGTACATTTATGTATCATCTACCAGCAGATCATGTAGAAATTTTAACAGATCAGCGCACATTTATTAGCGGCTATAGGTATAATGGCACAGTAGATTTTCGAGAAACAGAGGTTTTTTATTTTCGTGATGTTAACAGTGATTCAATCTATCGCGGACAAAGTCGCCTGTCGGCAGCACGTCAAAGCATAGATATACTATACAACATGCACGAATTTCAAGAAAATTTCTTTAAAAATGGTGCTATGTTTGGCATGGCACTAACTACAGAGAATACACTATCGCAAGCTGCCAAGGAAAAAACTTATCAATATTGGTCACAGCGATATAATCCACGTAGTGGTGGTCGTCGTCCAATTATCTTGGATAGCGGACTCAAGCCCATTAAATTGCAGGACGGAAACTTTCAAGATTTAGATTTTGATCAGGCTATACGCACGCACAGTGAGCGTGTTATGACTACTATAGGTATACCTCCTATTTTATTAAGCGGCGGTAATAATGCTAACATTGCCCCTAATCTACGGTTATTTTACCTGGAAACTATACTGCCAATCGTTAGGCTATATGTATCCAGCCTGGAAAGATATTTTGGATATGACATTGGAGAAGTAACCAGTAACGTATCAGCACTGCAACCAGAATTAAAAGATGTGGCAGCTTATCATAGCACACTAGTTAATGGCGGAGTTATAACTCCTAACGAAGCACGAATCGAATTAAGGTATCCTACCATTACTGGTAATGATACTCTAAGAATACCTGCTAACATTGCAGGTTCAGCAGCCAATCCATCACAGGGTGGTAGGCCTAGCAACTAAGAGAGGTAAGATGGACATTAAAAATAAAATCTTATACTTTGATAGCAAATTCACTACCAAGGCTGCTAGCGAAGACGATGATAGTATTACGATTGAAGGTTACGCTTCAACCAATGATCGAGATCGTCAAGGCGATGTAGTACCAGCAGGAGTGTGGAAATCTGGTATAGCAAATTATTTGCTTAATCCAATAATTTTGGCATACCACAACCACACAATGCCTATTGGCAAAATGATTGACTATAAAGTAGACGAAAAAGGTTTATGGATTAAAGCACAAATTCCCAGCGAAGTTGGCGATGTATATAAGCTAATTAAGAAAGGAATTTTAAGTGCTTTTAGTATCGGGTTTAGGGTCAAAGATGCAGAGTACAAACAAGACTCAGAAACCTTTATGATTAAAGACCTAGAACTGCACGAAATTAGTGTAGTTAGTGTACCAGCAAATCAAAACACATTATTTAGTTTGGCCAAGGCATTTAACAGTGCCGAAGAATTTGAGTTATTTAAACAGCAATTTGCCGATGTTAGCGAATCAGCTAAAGGGCTAGAGTCCAGTACAGATGCAAATAGCGAAACCATAAAGGAATGGAAAATGGATCCAAAAGAGTTAGAAAAATTATTAGCTGATGCTGCTGCTAAAGCTGCTGCACAAGCTGCACAGGCTGTTGTAGAAGCTCAAACTAAAGCTGCTCAAGAAGCTCAGCGTAAGGCTGATGAAGATGCACAGCTACAAGCTAAAATCAAGGCTGCTGTTAGCGCAGTTCAAACAGTTGACACAGGTTCAGAGAAGTTGCTAGCTGAAGTCGAAAAGCGTCTTAATGACCAAGCTGAAAGCCACAAGAGCGCCCTAGAAGGCCTAGAGGCTGCACTAAAGGAAAAAGCAGCTGAACTAGAAGCCATTCAAAAAAGCCGCATGCAGTTTAGTGACATTAAATCTAATGAGCTAGCCTATGCAGACAAAGAGAAAGCAGTTCTACTAAGCAAGATTACTGGTAAAAGTATTGAAGATACTAATTTTGGTCGCAGTATTATTACCAAGTATAGCAGCGATAACAATGCTTCACCAGCTGGTTCAGGCGGTCAGTTCCGTCTATGGGGTGCAACCTGGGAAACAGAAGTTAGCACAGCTATGGAAAACGAAGTTCGTCAGCGTTTAGTAGTTGCTGGTACACTACGTAGTGTTCCAATGAATAACCCAATTATGAAAGTGCCTTTAAATCCAGAAGCAGGCTATGCAACTTGGGTTACAAACGCACAGTTTGGTACTAGCAATAGCAGCGGTGCAACAACTACACATCGCCTCAAAGAGCTAACACTAAACAGCTATAAACTAGCTACACGTGAGTACATTGCCTTTGAAGAAGATGAAGATAGTTTAGTTGCTATTCTACCAGTTGTACGTGATGCAATGATTCGTCGCATGGCTAAAAGCGTTGACAAGGCATTGTTAATTGGTGCAGGTAGTGGAAGCGATCCAATTACAGGTTTTGCTACTTATGACGCCGTTAGCGCAGTCACACTAGATCTTAGTGACATTTCAACTAATGTAGCAGGAGCTGGATTAACTGCTGCTAAACTACAATTAGCACGTAAAGATCTAGGATATTGGGGTCTAGAGCCAAGCGAACTAGTAATTTTTGTTAATACACAAAGCTACTATGAACTACTACAAGATAGCAACTTCCTAACAGTAGATAAAGTTGGTATCGATCGCGCCGTTATTTTAACTGGCCAGATTGGTAGCATTGGTAATACTCCTGTAGTAGTAAGTGCAGAATTTGCTGCCCCTGCAGCTGGTGCAGTTGCTGCTCTAATCATTAACCCACGTAACTTTATCGCAGGTAACCATCGCGGTTTACGTGTAGATACAGACGACAACGTTGAAACACAAAGTCGTATATTAGTAGCTAGCATGCGCATGGCTATGACACAAATTAGCGACACAGATGGTGAGGCTGTTTCAGCAATCCGTTACGTAGCTTAATTTTTATAAGACAGGATTCGCAAGAGTCCTGTCTCTAAAGCTTGTTATGGCAGGCTTTAGAGACACATGGAGTTTTATATGGCTACAGATCTAATTACTAGAAATGAGTATAAAAATTATCTGGGTATTACCACTAATAATAAAGATCAAGAAATAGATCTATTAATACCCAAGGTTAGTAGTCTGGTTAAAACTTATTGCCGTAGAAGTTTTATTGATTACTATGATGAAACTAAAACAGAGATATTTGATGGAGGTTTTGCCGAATTTATACTAAAAGAAACGCCTGTTGTTAATATACAGGAAGTTTCTAAGAGTGTAAATTATGGACAAACTTACACAAAATTAACAAAATATACGGACTGGGTAGATGATGGTGATTTAATTAGAAGTACCGCTACACCAGTTTTTCAACCGTATATTAAAGGATATAGAGTTATATATACTGCTGGATATGAGTCCGTGCCTGATGATTTAAAATTAGCAGTTCTAGACTTAGTGGAATACTACAGTAAAAATAATAGTGCGGTACATGTTAATAGAGATGTGACCCCAAATGTTACGCAAATACAGTATATAGCTAATACAAACTTTCCATCACATATTAAACGTGTACTAGATCAATATATGGCGGATTATGTATAATGGCCGCCAGCGAAAGAAAGGTAATTCTTAAATCAATATTTAAGAATTTTGCCAACGCACTAGAAAATAATCAAGAGTATAGGAAATATTTAGAAAAACAAACTAATTATTATCTATCTCAAGATGGTAGTAAATTAAGAGAGCAGATAGGTTTGGTTGGAAAGCGTGCTGAAAAAGATTTTAATGATAGCTGGGAAAAAGCCGCAAATATTCTTACCCAGGGAATTCCTGGAAAAAACTGGAAACAAATCAGCACCTTATTTAAAAAAGCTAGCGACGAATTTACAGAATTAGGCAAGCGAGATCTGGGATTAGCTACTAATATTGGTCACGTTAACAGCGTATTAAATTTAGCCCTAACAGATAAAGCTACTAAAGAAATATTTTTACAAAACAGAAAATTACGTCCGGGCGTTGAACTATCGACTGGATACGAAATATCAGAGCAAGATTTAAAGGATATTTCAAAAATATTTGCTTTAATAGTGGCATTTAAAGGAACTTTAGATGCGCTAGATGCAATTCAAGACAGAAAACAACTAATAAGTTTTCTTAAAAAATCCACTAGTTTTAAAGCCGCTAAACCTGGTTCAGCAACGCTTACAACTATAGATGATATTACGAATTTTATTAATACAGCTTTTGGCAGCAACACTAATAATCAGATAACGGCATACAAAGAATTATCCAGGCAAATATTTAAACAAAAAACGTATGAGCTAAAGCCTGAAACAGCCGTAGAACTGGCGAAATCTTTGAATGTAACAAATAATTCTATTGGCCTATCAATAGAAATTGAAGCACTAAATAATCTAAAAGGCACAATAGCAAAAAATGTAAAAGGTGTATTTTTAGATATTTTATCGCAAATGATTAATGATCCAGACAGTGAGTTAAATAAGGATATTAATCAAGCACTAGAAAAAGCCATTACTAAAAATCTAACAAAAAAAGAAGTTTTGGAAGATTTAGTATTATTTTCAACAAGTTCTAAAAATCTAGTGCAGGCTGTAAAAGATATTATTGTAGATAATATTAAACTTGGTAAGGGTAAAGCATATTCTACTAAAGCTGTATTGCCAAAAGAAATTATTCAAACATCTATAAAATTAGTTACGCCACAAATAAACTTAAAAAAGATTATTGAAAAAGATCCAGTTATTACACAAAAAGTTAGAAAGCAACAAGAATTGCTAAAGGCCGAAGCCAGAAAACGGCAACTAACTTCAGATAAGCTACTATCTTTACAATCTTTATTAAACAGTAATCTTGTTCAAACCGTAAAACAAAACATGGGTGGCGGTAGTCGTCGTGACATACTTAATTTACGTAGCGGTAGATTTGCCGAAAGTGTTAAAGTAGAGAGACTGACACAAGGCAGAGAAGGTATGATTACTGCATATTATAACTATATGCGATATCCTTATGCAACATTTAGCGCAGGTGGTCGTCAACAACTACCTAGAAGTAGAGACCCTAAGCTGTTAATATCAAAGTCAATACGTGAAGTAGCAGCACAGGCAAAAATAACAAGACTAAGGGCCGTATTAGTATGAGCAGAAGAACTAGTATTGTAAAGGCTCTTGCCGAAAGTTTTAAAACTATAGATGGTACAGCGCCATTTACAACCGACCTAAAAGATCAAAGTTTTAGTAAACTAAAGTTTTGGGATGAAGTCAACGATTTTCCAAGTGTATACTTAAGCCCCGGTACAGAGCTGCGTGAATATCATCCAGGCGACTTTGCTTGGGGCATGTTAGGCGTATGTGTAAAAGTATATTGTAAAAGTGAAGATAGTGCACAAGAAGAATTAGAGCTTCTATTGGAAGATCTAGAACGTTGTATAGATGCCAATCGTCAACTAGTATATGATGTAGATAATAATTATGAAACAACAGAAATATTAATAGACTCAATAACTACGGATGAGGGCCTCTTAGCTCCCTATGCAGTTGGCGAGATTAACTTGCAGGTCAGATACCAGATCATGTAAGCAACCGTGCTAATTAGTCTAATACAGATAATAGTCTTGTAACGACAAAAGTAGCACACAAGAATAAGGATATAAGATGAGTTTTAATCTAATTCGTAATAGTAGAGTATTCTTTACTACAGCTGTAGGAGCAACTAGTGGCCAAGTAAATACTACAGGTAGCTCAATTGCCAGCGGAATCCATGCCGCTGCAGCAATGGATGCAACTAATACTTGGGAGCTACAGGTTCTAGACGGATTTGGTTTTAGTCAAAATACTACTAGTGAAACAGTTACATTAAATGAAAGCGGTGCTGCGCCTGTTCGTGGACAGCGTACATTTAATACTCAACTAGATCCGGTTGATTTTAATATGACCACCTATATGCGTCCATATAAAACTGGTACTAGCCCTACACTTACTACAAAAGCAGAAGAAAGTGTGCTGTGGAATGCATTATTTAGCGCAGGCACTATCAATAGTAGTACCGGTGCATGGAAAGACGGCACATATGATAACCCAGCAGAAGTAGTACTAGACAATAGTGATAAGCACCAATTGCAAAAATTTGGCTTAATTATTGTTATGGATAGTACCGCGTTTGTGATTGACGATTGCGTATTAAATACAGCAACTATTGATTTCGGTATTGATGCTATTGCTAGTATTCAGTGGGCCGGTCAAGCTAAGTCAATCAGACAAGTTGTTTCTCCTTCTTTTACAAGTGCAACAATGGCTGGTAGTATTGTAGGAGCTTTTACTAATAAAGTTACTACAGCACCATTTATTGCCAATAAACTAAGCGTTTGTACTGTAGAAGCACAAATAAGCCCAGGCAGTGTTGGTAGTACTACAATTGGTGCTGGCGGCACTGGTTATAGTAGTGTACCTACTGTTGCTTTTGCGGCACCATTTACAGCTACAGCATTTAGTAGTGGTGCTACAGTAGCATTAAATGACTATATATCTAGTAATGGCAACTACTATAAAGTAGTAGATGTTACTGGTACCTCTCCATATACATTAGGTGCCAGCGCTCCTACTCATACTAGTGGTGTTGAAACCAGTAATGAAGCAGAGTTAGAGTGGGTAGGTAGAATTGCTACAGGTATTGCTACTACTAGCGGCGGTGTTGTTACAGGTATCGCTATTACAGATAGTGGTGCCGGATATGCAGTAGCACCAACCATTAGTTTTAGTGGTGGTGGCGGTGCAGGAGCAGCAGCTACATCAACATTAAGCAGCAGTTATAGCGTACCACTAACAGGCGGCAACCTAACCATTAGCAACAATGTTAGTTATCTAACACCAGCTATTATTGGTACAGTTAATCAGCCTGCTACATATTTTACCGGTACGCGTGCAGTAAGTGGTAGTTTAAC